TTTGACAATTTCAAAGTGTATGTATATGAATTGAAATCGGGTATTGTAAATGACGCTAGAAACATTGATGAGCGCTATTTGAAAGTTGCCAGGGTACTGGTGAGAAGACATTTACCAACTAAATATCGACTTACACCTCAAACAGAACTGAAATTTGAAAATGTCGAAGATGTTAGACGTTTAGTGATTGATTTTGAATTAGCTGAATCGAAGCAAATTGACTGGCATCAAAATCGACATGATGACTACCTAATACCGTTAATGAAGGGCGTTAACTGGGACATATCTAAAGAGCCACATGCCCTTATAACAGGCGTAAGTGGCTCAGGTAAAAGTATGTTCATCAATTACCTATTTAAATGTTTTAAGCAAAAAGACGCACATATTTACACCATCGACCCTAAATTTGCTGATTTGTACGCAATTAGTAAAGAACATCTACATCGGTCACAATATGCTGTTGAAAAAGAAGAGGTAATAGCTTTATTAGAGCATCTGAATGAGGTTTTAGATTATCGTCAAAAGCTTTTATCATCTAAATATCATGAATTAGGTATAGACGCTTACAAAGCAAAAATGTCACCAATTGTCCTATTTTACGATGAGCTGGCAGCCTTTGTGATTAATTTAACAAACAAAGAAGAAAAAACGAAATATGATAGTCTTATTAAAAACTTAATTTTAAAAGGTAGAAGTGCTGGAATCAATGTTGTACTTTCAATGCAAAAACCATTAGCTACAACAATATCAACTGACATACGTGACCAGTTAAGTTTTCGATTAGTTTTAGGTAAAAATACTACTAAAGATACGAGACGCCTAGTATTTGGCGAGTCAGATAATCAGATCGTTATGACTGATAATATACCTGTTGGAGATGATTGGGAAACATCAAAAATTTCTAAATATGGTGGCTGGTATGTACTACCGACAATGAGTGAGCCGTTTAGTATATTCGAAACACCTGATTTGAGTGATTTAAAGGTATAAATATGCAAAACATTATAAAATGAAAATTGATGAAAACTTGGCATAATAACGATGTATAAAATGTGAATAATCAATAAGTTTTAAATATTGTTGTAAACATTGTTATAGCAACGTTTATACCTTAAACATTAGTTAACATAATCATTTATTATAGGTAGTTGTATTGCATCTTTTATGCATACCACAGTTTTAGTTTATGTTACACTTGTTTTGAGGTGAAACATAGATGATAACAGTGAAACAACTAGCCGATAAATTAGAAGTATCAAAACCTACAATTACGCGTAACAAACCCGAAAACATGTCGTTTCATGTGGAACAAAACACGTATTACATTGATGAAGAATTAGAGAAACAGATTACTGAGAATGTATTGAAAAATAAACGTCGCTATACTGCTGATACAAAAGATGAAACAGAGGACAACACATTAACGCAACAGTTAATGCAAGAGAATGCGTTTCTCAGAGAGCAAATTAAAGAGCAAACTAAGTTATTAGACCAACAACAAAGGTTAAACCTAATGGCTAATAATAAACTTGAAGCACTAGAACAAAAGAAAGAAACAGAACCGGAACGTACCGAAACACGTTCTGAAGATAAAAGAAGTTTATTCAAAAGGATATTTAATAAATAAGTGACATATGTTTCTTTGATTTTTTAGAAAGTATGTACTATTATAAAGTTATGAATAAAAAAAGAACGTCTCTAAAAATAATTTGTGAGTTTGGCGACGAACAATTATTTTAGAAAACGCTCTTTTTATGAAATCGTACATTGACAATTTAATAATTTTTATTAAACTTCAACGTCATTTTTATTTTGTGATTATACTTATAAAATCAAGGGTTATAGCCCCGATTTAGTTGACGATTATAATATATCATGTTTTTTAAAAACTAGCAAATAAAAATGAATAAAAAGGCTGATGAGCCTAGGCGTGACAAAGCTTAGGGGAATAGCCAAAAAGATAAAGTTTTGCAAAGCTTTGAGCATGTCAGAAAAAATTTGCACGGTTGATTGATTGTAAAGCAAGGCAATTAATTATCGTCAACAGGGCGACTACGGCCCAGCAAGAAATGGTAGGGATTGTGGGTGTTCAGTACGAAAGTACGGGGCAACTCTTAGCTTTAATGATGAACGTTCGTGAGAGACGTTGAGGTCACTGGCGTCTATAAATAACGACCTAAAAAAGTAAGAGCGTTCGGATGGTGTTGATTGCGCAGTGACCATCAGAAAAAACACTCAAAAGCCACTTAATGATCGTTAAAGTTGCATGGATGAACTGATGTGTAAAAAGAGTTGTAAGGCTAGACTAAAAATTAGCTATCTTAGTAATGACGGGGAAAGACTACCTAAAACAAGAGTTGCATGCAACTTGGTTGTGCGCAACTTGTCTAGCTTACTAAAAGGGTTAACCACATAACAGAAATTAGAAAGGAATGATGTTACATGAATTTGTTTCATTTAAACGGATTTAATGCTGATGAAGCATTAGATGAATGGAGTTTGGTTTTTAAGAGAAATAAGGGCTATGTTGAGAAGAAAGACATGTACAAATGTATTGTAGAAGTTGCAGAAGATAGTCACGAGTATTCTGAAGTTCAACCTAAAAATGGTGGTGATTCTTTTGTACCTGATTCAAATGAGGGCGAAGAATTCACTGTGTTTGTCAAAGAAAAGCCAGTATTTAAAAAATTTAGTCCTGTTACAATTGAGGGCGTCGAAAACGCTTATGTGATGGGAAAGAATAAAAATTATGGCAAAGCATATTTTGAAGCTAATCGTCTTGTAGAAAGCTAGTTTAGCTTGTTCTGAGCTGTTCAAATGAAAATATTCGCCCCAAGCGTTCAGATTTTCATTTGAACAGCCATCAACAAGCTCTAATATTTTATTTTACGAGTAAGTGAGCTTCAAAATAGTTGAATTGATGGCAATTTGTGAGCAATGTCGCGCTTAGTCGCGACGTTGTGAACAAATTAAACGCGCGAATGCGCGTAACAGAAAAGTAAAAATAAATATAATTTCAATCCAACATTTAAATGGTTTTAAACCATTGATGTAAAGCAGTTAATTTAATTTGATGGGCTTGTTTCAAATTAAATTAACCTAAAAAACGATACCCCTTTTTAGGTGAAAAAGGAGGGATAACTTTGACTACATCTAAAAGAAGAATAACAAAATTTATGTATACACAACAACTTAAGTATCTAAATTTATCAATAGAACAACTTAAAGATAACTTAGAAAATGATGCTTATATTCAAGATTTTGCAATGATTAATCACAATAAGGATTTAGATGAAAATAATCAAAATGTAGCAGAACATTTACATGTTTTTATTAAATTGAATCAACAAAAAACAATTGATTATGTAGCAGATTTAGTTGATGATAAAGCGCAATATATTGAGTTTTTTGATAAGTCAAATAAAAGTAGAAATGAACAAAACGGCTACTTATATCTATTACACAAGACTAAAAGTGCTGAACATAAACATCAATATTCTATAGATGATTTGATTGTTAAAGACGGTTCTAATATCAAAGAAAAAATTAATAGATGGATTGAAGATTATGAAAACAATCTTAAAAAATATCAATCAAAAAGGCGTAAAACGGTTGTTCAAAGTATTTTAAATGATTATGCAGATCGAATTATTGATGAAAAAGAGTTAAAAGATTCATTAACCAATTTGGAACTAGCGAAAAACAAAAAGTTAATCAATGATATTAAGCAAGTTTTAATTGAGTTCGATTTTCAGACATATTTAGAACAAGAAAGATATAAAAATAAACAGGTTATTTGGATATTCGGTGAAAGTAGCACAGGAAAGTCGATGATGAGCCAATTGTTGGCTAAAGATTACATTAGTGATATTAATGATATCTATGTCACAAGTAGTAATAGGGATCCATTTGAAGATTATCAAAACCAAAAGGTTTTGATAATTGAAGAATTCAGAAATGAGACTAATATAAGTACAAATGAGTTACTGCAATTACTAGACAAAACAAATGGACAGGTAAGAGCAGGCAGTCGCTATAGTAATAAAAAGATAATGGCTGATTTAATCATAATCAATACAATTTATGAACCTAAATACTTTATGAATTTTGATGAGCCGATTTACCAGCTTTTGCGACGAATTGATAAGTTAGTAAAGTTGGATAATCAAAAAATTGAAACATTGGAATATGATTCTAAAAAAGATGATTTTAATGTAATTAAATCAATAGCAAATAACGTTGAAAATATGACGCTAAAAAAAATATTAGGAGATGATTTCAAGTGATAATTCCAGAATCTGCAGTAAAAAATGAAGAAATAAGTAATTTCTTGTTGGTCGTGAGACGTTGTGATTGTGACTTAAAAAAAGCAGTCATAAGATTGAATCTTAATGACCATTACGAGTTTAAAAATATTGATGAATTTATTGATAAATTTCATGAAGTTTTACAATTCATCGGTGGTGAGCGACTCAAAAGAGTTAAAGAAGTTTATGGAAAGGAGATGTCAGTGATTGATGGATATAAATAATCAGTTGAAGCAAGCATTCAAAGCGAATAACTTAGCATTTAGCGACATTGTAGTAGATTTTGACAATTTCAAAGTGTATGTATATGAATTGAAATCGGGTATTGTAAATGACG